CATGGACTGCTACAACGATTAGCAGACTCTATGGCGGTACTGGTCAGACATCATACACCAACGGTCAACTACTGATTGGTAATACTTCTGGTGGTTTAACTAAAGCTACCCTGACTGCTGGATCAAATATCACAATCACTAACGGTGATGGTGCTATCACTATTGCATCTACAGGTGGGGGAAATATTGATGGAGGTACACCGTAATGCCAGTAAATCAGTTAGTTCAACTTCGCAGAGGTACAGCGTCGCAGTGGACATCCGCAAATCCAACGCTTTCCGCAGGAGAGATTGGTGTAGAGACTGATACCAAGAAAATAAAAGCCGGAGACGGTTCAACTGCTTGGAATAGTTTGTCTTATGTTGGAGGCAGCGGTGGCGGTCTCTCGTGGCAGGCAGTACAAACCACGGGTTTCACCGCTGTCGCTGGAAGAGGATACCCCTGCAACACAACCTCAGCAGCCTTTACCGTGACCTTACCTGCAAGCCCTAGTGCGGGTGATCTGATTACGCTTGTGGACTATGCGGGAACGTGGGATACGAACAACCTGACGATTAGTCCTAATGGGAACAAGCTAAATGGTGGTACGGGTAATGGTACGGTTTCAACGGAAAGAGGAGCGGTAAACCTTGTTTATGTGGATTCAACGCAGGGTTGGGTGTCTTACGCCTCCAATCTTTCGACGACAATCGCTCTTCAAGTACCTATTGAATATCTTGTTGTAGCCGGTGGTGCGAGTGGCGGTCACTCATCTTTGGCTGGCGGTGGCTCGGCCGGCGGTTTCCGAAAAGGGACATACACGGCTTCAGCAAATCAAGTATTCACGGCTACGATTGGTAGTGGAGGAGCATCAAAAACCACTACTGGTTCTGGCAATAGCGGATCTCAGTCATCATTAACAGCGACGCTCGGATTTACATCAGTTAATGCATCTGGTGGTGGCGCAGGCAGCGGAGAAAACGGTACGGCATCATCCGGCGGTTCTGGCGGCGGCGGAAGAGCGAATCAAAGTGGTGCGGCTGGTAATTCTGGCGGATACACACCTGCAGAAGGTTCTGCTGGCGGAAGCGGCGGAACAAGTTCGGGTGGTGGTGGGGGTGGAGCAGGTCAAGTTGGAGGCAATGGTTCCGGTGGTACCGGCGGCAACGGAGGTAATGGGTCTGAATGGCCCACATCCTCTGGAACTTTCTACGCCGGTGGCGGAGCTGGCGTTGGTGGTAGCGCATCAGGTGGGTCCGGTGGCGGTGGCGCAGGAAGCACAGCCGGATCGCCAAATACTGGAGGCGGCGGGGGTGGGTGGACTGGCGCCGGTGCGGGTTCTGGAGCAGGTGGATCTGGCGTGGTAATCATTCGCTATCCAGATAGCTACGCTGCTGCGACATCAACGACCGGATCACCAACCATTACGGTTTCTGGTGGTTATCGCACTTATACGTTCACCGGCAACGGCACCATCACATTCTGAGGTCAGCTATGGCGCACTTTGCAAAATTGGATCAAAACAACAACGTGCTTGAAGTGCATGTTGTCCACAACAACGAGCTGCTGGACCAAAACGGTCAAGAGCAAGAATGGAAGGGTGTTTGGTTCTTGCAGAACTGGTCAGGCGGCTATCCGTATTGGAAGCAGACCAGCTACAACGGCAACATGCGTAAAAACCATGCTGGCATCGGATACACCTACGATCCCCAACGTGATGCCTTTATCCCACCAAAGCCTACAGATGATGCAGTATTAGACGAAGCAACCTGCCAGTGGATTGTAGTTGCTGCTGCCGATTCATTAAGTGGTGCTGACAGTGTAGCCTAATCATGGCTCTCCAACACGTAGACGAACAAGTAAAGCAGATCGGTGATGCTGTATCTATCATCACTGTAGTAGGTGCATTAGCTAACATACTACCTGCTATCGCTGCAGTACTAACCATCGTATGGACAGCTATACGTATCTGGGAAACAGACACTATTCAGTCTATCTTCAAAAGGAATAAAACTAATGAAACAAAACCCAAAGAAGATTAAGAAGGTTATGGAAGAGTACAAAGAAGGTACACTCCATAGCGGTAAAGGTGGTCCTGTTGTTAAGTCTCGTAAGCAAGCAGTGGCGATTGCTTTATCTGAAGCAGGTATGGCTAAGAAAGGAAAGAAGAAATGAAACCATGTCCAGGATGTCCAACACCAGCAAAGTGTAAGAAGGCTGGTAAGTGTTTGATGAAAGCTAAAGAAGTAAAGCGTAAGAAATGAAGCAAGGTCTATACGCTAACATCCACGCTAAACGTGAGCGTATTGCTGAAGGCTCCAAAGAAAAGATGAGGAAGCCTGGAAGCAAAGGTGCTCCTACAAACAAGGCTTTTAAGGAGGCAGCAAAAACTGCTAAGAAGAAATGAAAGATCCTCGCTTAGAAAGAGCAGGAGTGTCTGGATATAATCGCCCTAAAAAAACACCAGACCATCCTACTAAGAGCCACGTTGTTGTAGCAAAGGACGGTGATCAAGTTAAGACGATTCGTTTCGGTCAACAAGGTGTATCTGGTTCTCCAAAGAAAGAAGGAGAATCATCTTCTTATCGTAAACGTAGGGAATCCTTTAAAGCTCGTCATGCCCAGAATATCGCTAAAGGTAAGATGTCAGCGGCCTACTGGTCTGACAGAACTAAGTGGTGAAATAAATGGCTACAAGCTATCTAGATCTAGTTAATGCTGTATTGCTACGAGTACGAGAGCCTACTGTACAGACTGTATCTCAATCTTCTTATTCACAGTTGATTGGAGAGATGGTTAACGAAACTAAGAGAGAAGTTGAAGACTCTTGGAACTGGGCTATTCTACGTACAACAAAGACCATAACCACTTCAGCAACGGTCTATGGTTATGAGATCCCATCAACGAATCCACGAACAAAAGTATTAAGTGTTTATCTTCCCAGTGCTCACATGTATTTGGAGAAGGTCTCTGAAGATCGTATGAATACCTTATTGTTCGTAAACCCTACACAGGCTGGTAGACCTTACTACTATAGTTTTGGTAGTTCTACACCAAGCACTGGTGTCTTAACACTGAATGTATTCCCTATTCCTGATCAAGCTTATACCATCAAAGTAGAGTGTGTCGTACCACAGGAAGATCTTGTCAATGACTTAGACAACGCATGGTTGCCTAAGGATATGATTGTACAGGGTGCTTATCTTCGTGCTATCAATGAACGTGGTGAAGATGGTGGTAGGTTATCTGATCAGCAGTCAGAACTATATCGTAAGACTGTAGCTAACTATATCTCTATTGAAGCTGAACGCTTTAAAGATGAGATTACCTGGGATGCTGTATAATGGCAGATCAACTCAAAGCCATCAGTATTGTTGCTCCTGGCTTTGCTGGACTTAACACCCAAGACTCCTCTGTATCACTGACAAAAGACTATGCTCTTGTTGCTCAGAATGCAGTGATTGATCAATTCGGTCGTATCGCTGCTAGACGAGGATGGGATAATGTTAATACCGCTGCAGGGTTTAACAACACAGAACCATACGTTATCAAACAAGTTATCAAGGATGACGGTACAACTGAGATCTTAAGTATCGGTGATAACAAGATCTATTCAGGTACAACAACACTTACTCTGAAGTATACTGGTTCTACGTGGACAGCACAGGATTGGAAAGTCATTGACTTTAATGATATGACCTTCTTCTTCCAACGAGCACATGATCCTTTAGTGTATGACCATGTAGCTAATACTTATGGTCTTATGTCCGCTCATGCAGGCTACTCAGGTACTGTACCTTTAGCTAACGAAGTACTGGGTGCTTTTGGTCGCTTATGGGTTGCTGACACCACCAGTGATAAAGTTACCATCACTTGGTCAGATGCTTTAGCAGGCTTTAAATGGAGTGGAGGCTCTTCTGGATCAATTAACTTAGAGAGTCAATTCACTAACGGCACTGACAGCATCGTAGCCCTAGCAGCCTTTAATGGCTTCCTCATTGCTTTCTGTAAGAAGTCTATTGTTATCTTCTCTGGTGCTGCAGAAGATCCTACAACTAACCTAAAGATTGTAGAAGTTATTGATGGTGTTGGTTGTATCAGTAGAGATTCAGTGCAGGATGTCGGCTCAGATATCTTCTTTCTTGCAGATACAGGTGTCCGAAGCCTTGGCCGTATCATCCAAGAGAAATCAGCACCTTTGTTCGATATATCAAGGAATGTCAGAGATGACCTCATCTCTGATGTTATAGCTAACAGTAATAACCCAGAGATCAAGTCAGTATACTATGAGAAAGATGGTTTCTATCTATTGACATTACCTACTCGTGGTATTACGTATTGCTTTGATCTAAAGAGTCGTCTACCTGATGGTTCTTGTAAAGCAACCACATGGACACTATCACCTAAGGCTTTGTGTGCTACCAATGATAGACTTCTTTATCTTTCTCGTCCTGGCTACATTGGTGTGTATACAGGAAATAATGATAATGGTGCTGCCTTCCGATTCGCATACTACACTTCACACATCGATGCGGGATCAGCATTTATATTAAAGATCCTTAAGAAGATTGTGTTGTTGATCATCGGTGGTCAAGCTACTAATGTGTTCTTAAACTGGGGTGTTGACTATGGTAATTCGTATCAATCAGCACAGATCCAGTTACCAGCACAGACTCGTGCTGAATACAACATCTCTGAGTATGACATCGCTGAATACAATGCTGGTATCTTAATCAATACGGTTAGACAACAAGTTAGTTCTACTGGTAGGGTGTTTCAGATCGGTATTGAAGCAGACATCAGAACTGACATCTTTTCTGTACAACAACTGGATGTATTCGTTAAATCTGGTAGGGTTATCTAATGAGTAACTATACGAAAACTGTTAACTTTGCTGCTAAGGATTCCCTACCTAGTGGAAACCCAGCAAAGATTATTAAAGGTACTGAGATCGATACGGAGTATAACAACATTGCTTCTGCTGTGCAGACTAAGTCTGACATAGCATCTCCTACGTTCACAGGCACTGTAACAATCCCAACACTCAATGTTACTACATCATTCACTGGTAACTTTGATGTTGATGGAGGAACATACTAATGAGCACTTCTCTTCGTGCTGGAGACTTCAGAGCCACTGAAGGCGATGAAGGTTTGTTTTCAATGGTGTTTAATCCAGCAGGGTCAACAACAACAACCCCTGTTGTAAGTACTACACCCACAGTCACTGTAGATCCTGCTAAAGCTGCCTTCGATGCTGCTACCAGCGACA